CTGAGCTAAGATACTCAGGTGGTCATAGTTATGCTGATGCTGACAAGCCATAGCACCTTTAGGGATAAACATCTGCTTGGCGTATAAGCCTTCGCTAAAGTGGTGTTCTATCATGCTGTCAGGCATTTATGCCGTCCGTTTCCACATAGCCACAGTGATGTATGGCTGGAGGTTAGCGTTAGTTCCGCTGGAGCCTGTTGATGCTGTTGTTGTTGCCACCGTAATACCTGTAGTTTTTGATGCTGTAGTATCATTAACGTACAACGTACCGTTTATAGAGCCGTTATACGGGGATTCAGGTAAAGCACCTTCAGCGTCTGAGCCTGCCCGATACAAACTATGCACGTGCCCCGGATCAGTAACCGTAGATGTAGCTGTGTGTGTGTGGCTCACAACAATAGCATCCTTACTACCACCAGTCTCTTCCAAGGCATCAAACAGAGTATCACTACCGTTTAAGCCTACCATGACTCGACCTGCACCGAAGGCTGTCCAAGTACCGAAGCCAAGCAAGGTAGCCGGGTTAGTGGACACACCAGCATTGATGTAGATAGAGCCTACAGGATACAGAGACTGTAACGCTGTGGTCACAAAAGCTGTAGTGGCAATCTGTGAGGTGTTAGTGCCTGCCACTGCTGTAGGTGCTGTAGGAGTACCTGTCAGAGCTGTATCAACACCGTTAGACTTAGTAGCAATAGCTGCTGCAATGTTGTTGAACTCAATATCAATCTCAAGACCTTTTACGATCTTTAAAGGGTTGCCTGAAGCTAGAGAATCTTTACTAGCAAAGTTAGTACTTTTAACGTAATCAGTCATTATAAAATCTTCCCGTTCTTGGCCTGAATCTCGATCTTCTGGATACTCAAAGGAGAACCATTAATATCAGCTTCGTAGCCTGTTTGAATAACCTTACCAGCACCTGTAGGATAAGCTATAAGTGTCTGTAATGAGATACCATCAGAATACTCAGCAGTAGTGTTATACTCAGCTATGTTGTATTCGGAGATACCTTGTGTTGGAATCTTACTTGTCTGAGAGTAATAGTTCTCTTTAAAGTCATATCCCCACTTCATAGTGACATATTGGTTAGTACCTCCAATAACCACAATAGAGAGTTTCTTCAAGATTGAGGTAACCGAAGGAGCACCTAAGTCAGTATGGTTGGTGAAGTACAGCATACGGTAACTGGCTTCGTTGTCTTGATGACCATAATACTTACCTACATAGCCTTCCTTACCAATCAATAAGTCACGGTTACGCAAGTAGCAGAAGCTCTTAGGTTGGATACTGTCCCAAGTTGTAACCCGAGCAGAACCATCCTGAAGCATAGCTTTCATGTCGAAGCAGTAGACTGTCTTCAGTAAAGGCAATGTCAGTAAGTAGAAGGACTCATAAGGACTGTAGATAGACCGGACAAGACTCAAGTTCTCACCTGCTACAGCACCCATCAAGTCATTACGTACGTTCTTAGACAAGTCCCTGAAAGGAGCTGACTTCTCTTGGATGGTACGCAGGACACTGCGAACACCTGTATCCGACAGGAAGATGATGTCTGAGCCTGTGTTCTGGATACTATCACGAGCAATACAACCAATACCTGTCACCGCATCGGAGAGCTTAACCAACTGACCGATAGCTGTGATGTCAGCAGAGCCTAGAGCACCACTGGCAGTATTAACCTTAGTCCAGCCTTTACGAGCACCTACACGACCATACTGGTCAATGACACAGTTGGTAGCGTTAAGAGCAAAGCCTGATGCTAAATCAAGTGAACTGTCCTGAGTATTTAATCCATAAAAGCCCGGAGCAGTGATAGCGAATGTTTGGATGGTTTGTGCCATACGTTACACAGCCTCCCAAGTCTCTTCCTCGATGTACCGTGAAGATTCAATAGCGATATAGTCAGACAAGGAAGCCTTGTACAGAGCATATGCTTCTGAGCTAGGTAAACCACCGTCCTCACCACGTTCAACCACTGCTCGAGCAAAGGCTCCTAACACCACAGGCTCTTTAGGAGCAAGCATTGTGTCTGAGTCACCTTTGAGTTCATCTTGTGGGATGTACAGGTTAAAGTACAAGCTTAAGTTAGCTTCAGGAACAGGATAGAAGTCTACCTTTGTATCTCCAGTGGTGTGAACACCGTTGAAGTTGTAATACATAGGTCTACCGGGATTCATGTTATTGAGCAGATAAGCAGACATAGCTTTAGTGCTCAGCACCTTAATCTCAGACTTATTGGTCATGTCCTGAGCATCGATAACCTTGAAGCGACCACCTGTACCAGTCAAGACATAACCATAAGTATTGGCTATTGTCTCAATGATCAAAGTGTCTGTAAGAGCATTCCAGTTATAGGCATCCTCTACTTGTCGCTTGGCATCATTAACCAGCCTACCAACAAGTTTAGATAATACGTTTTCCTGAACGGTAGTTACTTCTGGTTCACGCATACGCACCAGAATGTCATTAACAAGTTCTAAATATGTTGGCAGTGCCATGATTATTTCGCCTTCTTCTTATCTTTATTCTTCTTGGTACGGCTACCACGTTCAGGCATAGGTGTTTTGTAAGACATTGTAATTCCTTAATAGTAAATTAAACATGATCACCAGAGGGATCAAGAGGGTCCAGCACAGGCTCGAAGAACTTAACCACTGCTAACCTGTAGCCTGTTGACTCTTTGTGATGCCGCTTCAGGCGACTGGTCACGGTCCACTCTTGCGGCACCTCCAGCAAGATGATCGTCATCACGAACCAGTTAACCAGCAAGTCTAAGATCAAGCCGATTACCAGAGTAGGGTAGCCAAAGACCTTACCCAAGGCAGTCAGCTTGCCCATGTCTCGTACACGCTTGATGTTCATCACTGCGGCATAGAACACATATAATCCGTAGGTAATAGCCAGAGATACACCGATGTAGATTAAGGCGTTAACCAGCATCAGGTGTCTCCGCAGGAAGTGGCGTGTCAGCTCCGATTGGAGCGTTGCCCTCGGCCAGCAGGGGAGTATTCCCTGCGTCCAGCCATTTCAGGTAGGCTTGTTTCTTTGTTGCAGAGATTCTGCGCTTAGTTTCATCTGACAATTTACGTCCCCTTTGTGCGTCCCCTACTTTCTTTCGAGTTTCAGCAGACAATTTAGTACCTAATTTTGCTTGTCTAAGTTTCTCACGGTGTTCAGGAGTAAATTCAGGAATGTTAGGCTTTTTAGCCATCTGCTCCTTGACTTCTTCTGAATATTTAGCCTTAGCTAAACTGTAAGTTTTAGAGTTAATCTTGTGGTTACGGTCTTCATGACTCATTAAAAAGAACGCTCTAGTCATAGCTCCACCATGTATTTTCCATAACATCCAATGAGCAATGTAATGCTGTCTTGGTGTAAGTTTAATTATGTTGGTTTTGTCATTAGTACCGCCTAAACTTTTAGGAAGTATGTGATGACGCTCGGTATATCCAGAGACTGTTTGTGTACTTAATGCGTCAATGAACTTTTCATACCGTTTCTGATAATGTAGGTTCATCTGGAGGAAGAGGTTGATTTCCTTCTGCTAACCACTTAAGATATTCAGAAAAATCTGTGTTGGCAGGGTCGAAGGGAATGAAGGCGTTGTCAGCGATGCGGATAACGCAAGGCTGCTCAATGCCTCTAAAAATGAATTTCTTGTACATAATTACAGCTCCGCTGATGCTGTGGCGTGGACGGACAAAAAGACATTTGGAGAGATACTTGCGTTCCCGTACACCGCCACAGACCTCTCGCCAACAGCAGTGACGCCCAGTGGTGAGTAGCTAGTGCCGTCCCCTATGAAGGTGGATGTAGAGCCTGTTGATGGGTTATATGTTGTCACTGTTGGTGTTGCACGCATTACTACTGCAAAATTCCAGGTCCCGATATTTGGATAACTATTTGATGCTGGGTTTGAGCTAAACAAGGCTCCTGCTTGACTTCCGCTTGTATTGCCCACAACAGAGGTTTGTGGGTATGTCTTCTGGAAATACCGCTGACACATCATCAGCTCACGCCCGTAGTCCCTACGCTCAAACGGGGAAGCAACGCTGCCAGCTTCAAGCTGTACGTCAGAAAGCTCAAACCAATCATTTGCACCAGAAGCGGAGGCTGAAGATACTTCACCAAAAACCAAACACACG